GTGTTTGAGCCTTAACAACTTCGACCGAGAGATTGGCCAGAAGATTGCCCGAGAGAACGCCCGCGAGAAATTGTGGGCGCTCGTCGAAGGGTATGCAGTGAAAACGATTAGGAACCAGAAATGAACCCGAACCAAGTACCCGTTCAGTACACCCTCACCATCGAACAAGTGAATTTGATCTTGTCGGCCTTGGGCAAGATGCCTTACGAGCAAGTGGCGGAGTTCGTCAATGCTCTGCGCGGCGTGGCCCTTAAGGCTTTGCAAGAGGCCGAGGAAGCGGCCAAGAACGCAGCCGTTGAGGTTGTTGAGGCCGAGTAGCGGTAGCTGGCAACGCGGGGCCCTCCACCCGTGTGATCGCGTTAAACCCTGACGTGTGCCGAATGGGTGACAGCCGGAAAGACGGCACCAACAAGAAAGGTCGCGTGAGTCGGGGCGTCTTTTCTTGTTGGGATCAAACACGGAGCGAGCGATGGACTACGGTATGGAAGTAGCAAGAATGCTGGAGCACCTGGACGGCAACAGGACGCCTGACGAATTGACGTACTTCATGCGCTGCATGTCGTTCGCTATCGCCCAGGCCAGCGTCTATGTGAACACCATGGACATGCAAGACAAGCTGCTCGGCCACGTGTTTGAGGCGTGCCGGTCGGAAGCGAAGGCCGCCTTCTGCGAAACGCACGGTATGGACGGCGCGCAGTACCTTCAGCACTGCTTCAAGCCGGAGAACTTCAATGGTTGATATCTCGGCCTTCTCCGACCCGATTGTCGAGGCCATTTACGAGCACTACGAAAAGCGCAACGATTCCGAGGAACCCCGCGGCTACCTGGGCGGCTCGATCATTGGCAAAGAGTGCAAGCGGGCAATCTGGTACGACTTCAGGATGGCCACGCGCAAGCGGTTCCCCGGCCGGATGATGCGCTTGTTTGAAACCGGGCATCTTGCCGAACCACGACTCGTAAAGAACTTGCGTGATATTGGGTGCCAAGTGTGGGATTGCGACCCGGCTACCGGCAAGCAATTCTCTTACAAGGACGTGTTCGGGCATATGTCCGGGCACTTGGACGGTGTGGCCAAGTACATCCCAACCGGGGGCAGGACCCCTCACCTGCTTGAGTTTAAGACGCACTCTGCCAAGTCGTTCAAGGAACTCAAGGAGAAGGGCGTCAAGATCGCAAAGCCCCAGCATTACGCACAAATGATCGTGTATTGCGGGTGGGCCAACCTCACCCGCGCGCTGTATATGGCCGTCAACAAGGACACAGACGAGCTGTACACGGAGCGCTTGGAATTCAATCCCGTAGTCTTTCATCAATTAATCGCCAAGGCCGAGGAGATCATTTTTTCGGACAACCCACCGGCCAAGATCAGCGAAGATCCGAAGTTCTTCGTGTGCAACATGTGCGATCACAAGGACGTGTGCCATAACCACAAGGTTCCGGCCCTGTCGTGCCGCACTTGCGTCCACGCCACGCCCGAACGCACTGGCGATGCTCGCTGGTCCTGCGCCAAGGTTGCCGACAAGAACATCAGTTCAATACCGATCCACGTTCAGCGCGTGGGGTGCAAGCACCATTTGCCCCTGCCGTTTCTGCTGACCTACGCCGAGCCCATCGACGCCGGACAGGACTGGATTGAGTTCAAGCGCAAGGACACCGGCGCCACGTTCATCGTGCTGGCCAGTGCGGCCGAGCACCCCAGCCACAAGCCGCCGGGGTTCGTTTACAACAGTCATGAAATCAGCGCAGCGACCGATCACAAGGTTATCTGCAACCAAGAGATTGAGGCTTTCCGTACCACCTTTGGCGCCGCCATTATTTCTTAACGAGCCACCGACCATGAACACCTACGAAGAACTTGAACAAGCCGTGATTGCCTGGGCCAAGGCCCGCCAGATCATCCCCAACGCAACGCCGACTAGCCAACTCATGAAGGCGTTTGAAGAAATGGGGGAGCTTGCCGCCGGCGAGGCCCGCAACCAAATGCCCAAGATCGAGGACTCGGTTGGCGACGTTATGGTCTGCCTCATCAACTACTGCGCGCTGCGCAACATTCGATTGGTTGAGTGCCTGCGCAACGCCTACGACGAAATCAAGGACCGCAAGGGCACGCTGATGCCGAACGGCATTTTTGTGAAGGAAGGTGCTTGATGAGCGGCGCAGTTTGCAAAGGGGAGCGCCGTGGTTGAGCTACGCCCTTATCAAAAGGAGGCCGTGCAGGCGGTCTATGACTACTACTCCGGCGGCAATACAGGCAATTGCTTAATTGTGCTGCCCACCGGCGCCGGCAAGTCACTGACGATGGCCGCGTTTATCCGGCAAGCGATTGAGCAGTACCCGAGCACGCGGATCGTTCTACTGACGCACGTAAAGGAGCTGATCGAGCAAGACGCCAAGGCCATCATCCGTTACTGGCCACAAGCCCCGGTCGGCATCTGGTCGGCTGGCGTCGGTCAAAAGCGCAAGGACCAAATCACAGTGGCCGGGATTCAGTCCGTGCATAGGATGCCGGCCAAGTTCGGCGGAACCGATTTGGTCATTGTTGACGAGGCGCACTTGGTCCCGCGAAACGCGGACACCATGTATGGGCGCTTTCTGGCCGGGTTAAAACACCATAACCCGCACATGAAGGTGATTGGTCTGACCGCCACCCACTACCGGATGGACTCTGGGCTACTGACCGAGGGCGAGAACAGGATATTCACCGACGTGGCCTACGAGGCTCATGTGGGCGACCTGATCCGCCAGGGGTACTTGTGCCCCTTGGTGGCCAAGAACGGCGCAACCAAGGCCGATCTAAGCGGCGTGCATACCCGAGGCGGTGAATTTGTTGCCGGGGAATTGCAGACCGCGATGGACAAGGAGGAATTGATTAACGGCGCGCTGCACGAGATTGACTATTACGCCAGCGACCGCAAGCACATCCTTGGGTTCTGTAGCGGCATCGAGCACGCACAACACTGTGCCGAGGCGGCCCGTGCCCGCGGTTGGACTGCCGACTATGTGAGCGGTGACATGGACGCCTCCACACGCGACCGCGTGATTGGTGACTTTGTGGCCGGGCGCATACGGTTTCTGTTTAACGCCATGCTGCTTACAACCGGCTTTGACTTCCCGAGCATTGATTGCATTGTGATGCTGCGGCCCACCAAGTCTGTCGGGCTTTACTGCCAGATACTTGGCCGCGGCCTGCGCATGGATGGCGTCAAGCAAAACACTTTGGTTTTGGACTTTGCCGGAAACGTCGAGCGCCACGGGCCAATCGACCAGATCCGGGTGAAGTCAAAGCGCCCCAAGGGTGACGACGCGATATCGGTTGCGCCGGTCAAGGAGTGCCCATCGTGTCATGAGCTGGTTCACACATCGGTGATGTTGTGCCCTGGGTGTGGCCACGTTTGGGAGGCTAAGCCAGCGCACGGGACTGTTGCCGCTGATGCGGTGATCGTTGCCGCCTTGGAAACGCCAAAGGAGTACGCGGTGACGGACGTTCAGTACCGGGAGCATCGCAAGTTTGGCAAGCCGCCATCGGTCCGGGTCACTTACGAGTGCGGGATTGCGTTCTTTGATGAATGGCTGCCGATTGAGGATGGAAGGGACTTTGTGCGCAAACACGCGGTGACTTGGTGTTGGAAGCGTGGAGTCAAATGCCCGAACACCGTTCAAGAGTTCTTGGACATGGCCGCAAGCAAGAAAATTCCCGCGCCTACCAGTATTACCGTTAAGCCCGATGGCAAGTTTTGGAAAGTGACCGGCGCCAAGTTTTCATGGAACAAGGAGGGGGTGGCATGAATCCGCAAGAGGGCAGCACACGGGCCGATATCGTGGCGCACATCGACCGGCTGAAAGCCGATGCGTTGTTTTTCTCCAACCTGATCGCCCATGGCTGCGGAAACTGCCGGCACTATGCGGGGAGGGGATGCAGCCTTGCCGGCGGGATTGAGCCCCCGCCAGAGGTGAAGACCGCCGGGTGCCCGTCCTGGGCCTGGGATGGCGTGCCTTTCTAAGTAGTCTTAGGGACCGAGCAAATGAGTGAGAACCGAAATTTATTGGCCTACAGCGCGAAACCTGGGTCGGTGTACTGGCGCGATCCGACTGAGTACGCGCCGCCCGTGGGCAGAAAGTTGTTGCTACTGACAAACGGCGGTGTGGCAGTAATTGGGCTGTGGACCAAGGACGGAGGGTTTCAAGCGTGGAGCCCTTTACCAAAGAGGATCAAATGATGACTGATAAATGGTCCAGAGTGCTTAGCGCACACCCGGTCAACAGGCAGGCAGCCATAGCAGTCAGTCAGACTGGTTGTGAAGACGAGCGCGGATTCTTAACTCGGACAGAGCTATTGCACTTGCTCTTCCGCATTCGACGCAAACACCGACTGCTTAAGCGCGTGCTTGGTATTACCAAACGAAGGCAGCACAACAACATGATGCGAGCATTTGCGGAGCGCCGGCCGCACTACAAAGTGCAGAGCGAACCGCGGGCATTTGCCGAATACATGCGCTGCGGTGTGGAAATAGCACGGCTCTCACAAGAGTTGGCAACTGATCGCAAGTGCCGGCAGCTCGCCGCTGTGTATAGAAACAAAGTAGGGGGAATGGAATGACACGTGAGGAAGTAGAAGACTACTTTGAACAAATTACAGGGCATTCGATCTATGGCGGAGATGGGGATGAGGGAAGGCTAATGTACCTTTCACCCAACGAAGTGCACGACTTTGCCTCTG